AAAGCTCACACCCCCCACACCCACACAACCCTTCAAAATCCAGGATCTACCCCCATCGTTAAATCTTTAGTCTTCCTACCCCCGTGTGGTTAACTTCGTTTGTTTGGTTCGTAAGGGGGGATGTGCCGAGGCCCTGCCCTTTCTTACACGTGTTATACGTTGTTTTGGTGGGTTTGGTTCAGTTGTTTGTTTGGTGTGTGGTTTATTCCTTGGTATCCTCCGAGTGTTGGGGCCTCTCTTGCCTTGACCTAGCCTCTCTGTGCTGGTCGCTCCGTGCCCCCCGGTTTGTGTTGGGCCGTCGTGTCTGGACACGGAGTCAGATGCCCCTCTGACGGGCGATCGGACCGGTGTTAGCGGCGAGTGCGTTTGTACTGTATCATGTCAGGTCTGGGGGTTCACTCAATTTTTGGAGTTTTTGATGGCTGAAAAGAAAATGATTGTGGAGAGGGAGCGTTCCCAGATTGAGGCTGAAGAGATTTGGCGTTTGATGCGTGGTGATGGCAATCAGTCTCGTATTAATGATGGGAAACTCTCACCTTCGTAGACGGAAAATGAAAGTTCTTGTTGCTTGCGAGTTTTCTGGTCGTGTGCGAGATTCCTTTGTGGAACGGGGGCATGATGCTGTTAGTTGCGATTTGTTGCCTTCGGAGGGCGACCCTCTGAATAGTCATTATCAGGGTGATGTGTCAGATATTTTGGGGGATGGCTGGGATTTGATGATTGCGTTTCCGCCATGTACGCATTTAACGGTGTCGGGGGCGAGGTGGTTTCCTGATAAACGTGAAGAACAGCGTGAAGCGTTGGATTTTGTCAGGTTGTTGATGGAAGCGCCTATTGACAGAATCTGTATAGAAAATCCGGTGGGTTTGATTAGTACCCATATTCGTAAACCGGACCAAATTTTTAATCCTTATCAGTTCGGTCACGGGGAACTTAAACGGACTTGTTTATGGTTAAAAAATCTGCCAATGTTGAGGTCTACGAATGTTGTTAGGGGGAGAGAGCAGAAGTCTTGGCTTATGTGGCCTTCACCTGATAGAGCGAAAACGAGAAGTCTGACATATTCGGGGGTTGCGGAAGCGATGGCTTCTCAATGGGGTGTTCCTTCTCCTGTCCAGTTGGAATTGTTGTGACTATTGAGGATGTTGCTGATAAAGCGGATGCTTGGTCAGAAGCAATAAAAAAGATTATTAAAGCGATTACTGCTGCTGGGGTAGCTATTGCTACCGCTATTGGTGCTTTGTTGATGTGGTGGCCTTTTGGGTCTGACCCGGAACCTGAGATTCCTGCGTTGTTGCAGGGAACGGGGTATGGTGCCCAGTGTTCTCAGCTTTACAATACAATCGACCATAACTGGACAGAATCTCAATGGTCAGTGTGGGAGCAGTTACGAAAAGATATGGGTTGTTAAATGGGAACAAAGTTTAAGCTTTCAGTGTGTGCCGGTCAGGGTTTCAAAATTAGACCGATTGTGCGTCCGTATTTTGTTGAAGATCGGATCTGGTTTAACCACGACTCTGTTTTTGAGAAACATTCATTGATGTACCCTTACAAGAAATATGTTCCTGAAGACACACATGGCGGTGAAGGATGAGGAAATGCCTAAATTGTAGTTGTGAGTCATGCCCGTGTAGATGCAACCATTGTGACTGCTGCGGACACATGGATGGCTAATGAAAGTCTGGATCGATCAAGATCTCTGTACCGGTGATGGGTTGTGTGCAGAAATATGTCCTGAAGTTTTCGTTATGCGAGATGACGGGCTTGCCTATGTGCAAGAAAACGGGCATGTGTTCGACGACCCGGGTGGGGCGTTTGGGTTAGCGAACTTCAAAGACGACGATTTGGAAGCTGTTATAGAATCAGCGGAAGAGTGTCCGGGGGAATGTATTTACATTGAAGTAAGTTCTGGGTAATGGTTATTTACGGTTGTGATTGTGAAGAAGAAGAATGTATTTGTCACTTCTATCATTACGACTGTGCTTGCGATTATTGCCCTGACTGTGCCGATGACTGTTTTTGTTTTGATTATGGAGAACCTGTAGATGTGGAGCCGCTGACACTTATGGAAGTTTTTGAACAGAACCCTGAATTGATGGGGGAACGACTAGAAGTAGATCCTTTTGATGATGACGAAGTAATCGAATGTGATTTAGAAAATCCAGAGATTTGTGAATCTTGCCAATAAGGGGCTGATATGCCATCAGGGAAAGCAATAACTATAGAGAAATGGGCGGATTACCAAGCTCTTCGCCGTCAGGGGAAATCGCTTTATGCCGCAGCAAAAGAATGCGACATTTCTTACCACGCTTGCCGAGACGCAGAAGGGGACAAAGCCCCGAGAAATTACATCGCCGCCCAAGAAGCCCTCGGCAAAACAATTCAACCGGAGGTACCTAAATATGATGAACTTTGTCCCGAGGCGCAGGCTGCTTACGATAATATCGAAATCTTTGCCAAAAGGTATTTCGGGATTATTTTACAACCGTGGCAAGTTGAAGCAACCGAACGCATTATGGGTCTCATGGAGACAGAATACGAAGAGTACGTCGTAATTAACGCTCCCCCCGGTACGGGAAAATCAACATTCTTTGCTAAAGTATTACCCGCATGGGCAACTGTGCGTAACCGAGCTATCCGTGGGATGATCGGTTCCTCAACACAACGACTAGCAGAATGGTATTGCCGCAGGTTGCGTGCCGAACTTGATCGAGCGCACCCTGTAAAAGCAGAGTTGAACGATGTTCGACTTAACTTAGCGGTTGACGCTGAGGCTACGTTGCAAGAGGACTTCGGCATGTTCAAGCCAGATTCGTCAGAAATCTGGCGGGCCGAAGCATTCACTGTTTTACAAAAAGACGACACACCCCTTTCCCAAAAAGAACCAACGTGGTCTGCGTTCGGAATGGACTCTGGTTTCTTGGGTGGCCGTTTCGATCTAGTGATATGGGACGACGTATACGACCCACGAAAGATGAGATCCGCTGAGGCCCGTGAAGATATGCGAAGATGGTGGGATGAAGTGGCTGAAACTCGGCTCGAACCCGGTGGATTACTCGTATTACAAGGACAGCGAATGTCCGCTGACGACATTTACCGATACGCACTTGATAAAGTTGCGCCCCCGGACGACTACGAACTCGACGAATTTGACCCAGAAGACGCTCCAGACGAATGGAGAAAATACGCTCATCTCAAATATCAAGCACATTATGAAGAGATTTGTTCAGGTGATCCTGAAACACACAAACCACATGCAGAACCGTGGCCCGAAGGATGCCTCTTGTATCCGAGGCGGTTACCTTGGCGACGATTACGGCATATCAAAGCACAAACGCCTGATAGATTCGAAATTCTTTATCAGCAGTTGGATGTAAACCCTGCCAATGTGCTGGTAGACCCCCTTTGGGTGACCGGCGGACCGGGTAAAGATGGGGTACACCACCCCGGATGTTGGGATAATGACCGAGGTTTGTGGGAGTTACCACAAAATGTGAGTGGTGAAATGTTTGTTATAGCAACAGCAGATCCCTCTCCAGCGAACTATTGGGCTATCCAATGTTGGGCGTATAACCCCGAAACAGAGTTTCGTTACCTTTTGGAGTCATATCGGCGTAAGATGGATGCACCGTCCTTTTTGGATTGGAGCCATGAACAACAACGATTCACGGGTGTAGCCGAGGATTGGTGGCAGATAAGCAACGATATGGGGCACCCGATTACTCATTGGGTGATTGAAGCTAACGCTGCACAGAAGTTCATTCTCCAATACGACCATTTCCGACGCTGGGCGGCATTACGAAATGTCCAACTTATCCCTCATTACACGCATTCTAAAAATAAAGGCGACCCCAAATACGGAGTGCAAATGCTCGCTCCATTATGGCGTGTCGGCAGAGTGCGTTTGCCCGGTAAACAGAACACTGAAGCAAGACCTCATTCGCTACTTCTCGTCAACGAAGTAACACGCTGGAATGCTGAAGGGACCGGTTCACGCACGGATGACTGCGTTATGGCACAATGGTTTCTCGAACATAATTTAGAGAAACTTTATATGCCGACTATAGTTAACAATCGACAGTGGCGTCCGACTTGGCTTACGGGTGACGCAGAACTTTTGGCGAGGTAAGAGTGAAATCCGTAGAGGAAATTATTAGTTTATATACGGCACGATCTCGCACCAACGATAGCGCAAAAGCTAAAATGCGTGAACTGCGAGATTACTATAACGGTGATGTTGTTATTCCGTTACCAGAATTAAACAGCGACGAAAAATCTGCTGTTGCTAATCTTCTCGGCCAAGGCTTAGATCAAACAGCGATGCGTATTGCATCGACAAGCCCCGATATTTATTGTCCGCCGGTAGATACACGTACTAAACGAGCACGAGAAAACGCTGACATACGTCGCAAAGCTTTGTTTGGGTTTTGGGAAAACAGCCGAATGGACCTCCAATTAGCGAAACGGGCACGTCATCTCATTGGTTACGCCAGCACATGCACACATCTTAGGTTTGACAGAAAGATTGGGGCACCGACATGGCATGTGCGTGACCCATTAACTACCTATCCAGCGACAATGTTGGGGGTAGATGATGTTCGGCCACGGGACGTTATCTTTGCTTATGAGCGTCAACTTGGTTGGATACGTCAAATGTATCCAGAAGCCGCACGACAATTCGGTGGAGATGGTACAGCCACAGAAGATACAAGCCTTCAGTTAATCGAATACGTTGACCATGAAGAACAAGTTCTCATCGGTATGCGTACCGTTACACCCAAATCCTTACCTTTCATGTCACCAGTTAGCCCCGGTGAAGCAAAACAAATCATTGTTGAATTAGAACGGATACCTAATCCGCTTGGGCAAACCCCAGTTGTTTGTGCACAACGAATTAGTCTCGATAACGCACAAGGACAGTTCGACGGCATCCTCGGTATGTACCAAATGCAGGCACGACTGATGGCCTTAGAAGTTATAGCTGTCCAAAAAGGTGTATTCCCCGACACATATCTCATAGGTCGGGCCGGAGAAACCCCACAAATTGTGAACCCAGCCGACGGTTTAACCGGTGAAGTTGGTGTTGTCCGAGGTGGGGATCTTCGGGATATACAAACCCAGCCGGGGTATATGACAAACCCAGCCATCGACAGGTTGGAACGGGCGCAACGTTTAACTGCTGGCATCCCACAAGAATTTGGTGGCGAATCAACCTCCAATATTCGGACAGGGCGACGAGGCGAAGCTGTTCTTTCGGCTGTAGTTGACTTCACAGTACAAGAAGCGCAACGGATAATGGCTCGGTCGCTTCAAGAAGAAAACCGTTTAGCCATAGATCTTTGTAAGGCATACTCCGGGGGACGGAAACGTAGCTTTTATGTCAGTACCAAAAACGCTAAAGGCGCAGTTGACTACGTGCCCAATCAAAACTTTGATAGCAACGACAACGTGGTTTCTTACTCCCATCCCGGTGCAGATATAAACAATTTAGTAATCGGTGGTGGGCAACGAGTTGGTATGGGAACAATGTCGAAGCGTTCGTTTATGGCTATCGATCCACTTGTAGAAGACCCCGAGTTTGAACACGACACGGTAATAGCTGAACAATTAGAACAAGCACTTCTTTCTTCTGTGCAACAACAAGCTTCAGAAGGTGTTATTCCTGCTGGTGACTTAGCTCGGATTATGGAATTAGTGAAGAACGACCAAATGGAATTGGCTGAAGCTGTCGAAAAAGTGCAACGTGAAGCGCAAGAAAGACAGGCAGAAGTAATGCCAGCAGGTTCCCCAGAAACAATGCCGGGGTTAGCAGCCCCCGGAATGGGAGCAGAAGCTATGGCCGCTATGCCACCTGAACCCGCATCGCCGCAGTCACTCGAAGAATTAGTGGCGGCGCTGTAATGCCACGCAAAGGTAAAGGTTCCAAAACCCAACCAATCCAAACAGCAACTGGTCAAACATATGGTGATGCTGGAGTACAAGAACAAGCACAAGAAATTGTGCCGTTGCCGCAAGTCATCGATGCAGAAATAGTGGAGCCTGCTCCTCGAACCGGCCCGCAACCGGGGGCTATGGGTAGTCCCTTTAGGCAAACAGAGTTCCCAAACGAATCTGTGATGACAGGAGAAAATTATTCTCAGGCAGCCGGTCCTCCACTTTCAGCAGCACGGGCACAACAATTGCCAAGGTTCTTGCATGTAATGGGTGCTTTAGCTAATAACCCCTACGCAGATGACGGAATGAAAGAAATAGTCCGTCGAATGGAACAATTCGTACCACCATCACCTAGAGCACGATGAGTTTCGGTAGTCGGGTCTGGAAGATATTCCGCAATATCCCTGATATAGGGATACAAGCTGCGGACTTTTTTGTTGATGGTATTAGTGCATTGGGGGATGACGAGTTTGGTGTTGTCGAAGGTTTCATAGAATCGTGGGAAGATAACGTTTTAGGGAAACCTTCCGGCACGGGAACAGCCGAACGCAGCCTTATAGGTGCAACAATGGGACCGGAAGGTATTATCGGGGCAACTGTAGGAGCGATACCTGAAGACGTAAGAAAAGAACTGGGGGCCGACCAGTGGAACTTGATGCTCAGTGGGTTGGATTTCACATGGACATATGGGATTGCTCGTCCCGTTGCGACTCTTGCCACTATCGCTAACCTGAATCAACTTAGTTTTGAACAAAGTAAATATTTGCAAGCTATCCGGTCTGGAGAAGTAGATCCCCGTGTAGCAAGCATGAACGGTTGGCTCCCGTTTAATCACCGGACATTTGATCCGACGACGTGGCGTGAAGCATGGAATTTGACACAGCACCGTTCACCCGGTCAAGCAATGACGCTGGCGTTAAACGGTGTAAATATTTACAATCCTGAAGAACTCAAAGAGTTCAAAGAAACAAATATGTATTACATAACGTCTGGGGTTCTGGACGTCGGATTAGCTGTTGCGGCTGACCCAACTTATCTAGGAGCAAAAGCCGCACGGTTGAAGGTTTTGAATAGACGAGCACGGAATCTTCACGATGCATCGGGTGGCTCAATTACTAGCGTTGGACCATATTTAGAACATGGTGTTGTGCGCCCCGGGTTGTTTGGCGAACGACCTTACATGGAACCGTTTATCCAAACACAACGTCCGGCAGCACAGCGGGAGTCAATTATTTTGCGGACACCAAGCCGCAGAGATATTCGCATCGGAGGTGAAAAGTTACATAACTGGATATTGGAACATGAAGCACCTGCCTTAACACGTCTTCTCGGTGGAAGCGTCACAGAGATGTTGACTATTCCGGGCGGCAGAAAAGTTGGATCTCCGGGCCGTGTACGTGACGAACTTTTCTTTGAAAACTATTCGTATAAACCTAAATGGATGGACGATCAACCATCCACAATGGATGAAACATTAACAAGCTACGTCGGTGAAGCAGAACGCATTAAAACAATATTCGACGATGAATTAGAGTCTGCATTAAATAAGGGAGATATTCCTCTTCATGTGATAGGTACGGGGGAAGCAAGCCTCGACCCTAGATGGGGCACTACCCCAGCCAGTTTCATTTGGGAATTAAACCCGGACAGCATAGGTGCTTCTCCGTGGCGGACACTCGAAGATAACACTCGCACTATGATTGAGGACTTCCAAGCAGAATTCGATAACTTTGCAGAAGGTTTAAGTAGTGGAAAATACTGGGATGCTCGAAGTTTTGGAGATGAGCAAGGACTATTTGATGGCCCAACGTTAGATCGGCTCCCCGAAAAAATAGACGAAATCTTTGAGGGTTACGGGCCTTTAGAAGAAGCTTTCCAAGAAACCGTCAGGCGTACTGCTGACGTTACGATGACACCCACTACGGGTTTGTTCGCAGTTTTACGAAGCTTGGATCAATTCATCGAAGACACACTTGGTGCTTACACCGACAGCTTCAATATTGACCCCACTAGTAGTTTGGGCAGGGTATTGCCTGAGCAATACCATGAATTAGCTGACGATCTTTATTCTTTACGGGGACGCTTCATAGCTCTTTTGGCTGACAACCCTTTGCCAGCACGTGCAAGAGAAACGCTGAAACGTGCCGAAGACGAGGGAAGAGGATTTGCTAGTTGGACAGGTGTCGCAGAGGCACCAGAGTCAGGACAACTTGTTCGCAATACTGGCTTCACAATGGCCTTGGAAAATCTAATCGATGCGCACCGATTAACAACTAGAACAAATCTCACAGAAGAACTCAACCGTGTTATTGAACGCTCCTTAAACGAAATAGATGGTAGCGAAAACTATGCAATAAATAATCTCTGGAATGCGCTTCACCCCGGACGAGGAAGCGTCGGGCCTCGAAAATTGAGAGAATTAATTCAACGGTTGGACGAACAGTTCCCCGGTATGGGTTGGGATGATTTCCTTGATAATGATTACCTAAGAGATGTTTTACGAAGACAAGCTGGGGGGAACGAAGATGCTCGTCGTCCATTTGATTCGTCTGAGTTTGGGGACGATTGGTCTGTTAACGAAGGAAGACAAGAACAGTGGGCTATATATGTAGATCAAGCAACTACCGTCATAGAGGATTTACTTGACCGACAACGAAATACAGCACCATTAAGAGATGCAGATAGCCCTAACCCCTATGCAGATTTAGAACAACGCATAGAACAAGTACGGCAAGTTATCGAAGACATCATTGTTGAAGGCGCAATCGAAAGACGGCTCGATGCTCCTGAAAACCGTGTAAGTCTTTGGGGTCCAGCAGAGTTCGAAGCGATGCAGTCAGGGTTTAACTATTTAGTCGCTGCCACCGACGAAATGATAGATGATTACGTTAGAGCCGCAATCCCTAATAATCTTCTCGAAGCACAAGAGGCTTATCGAGAGGTTCTCGGTGAGCAATCATCCTTGATGGGGATGGCTGGTGAAATGTCTCCAGATGATTGGAACCGGTATGTCGATGATATGTATGGCAAAAATCGTTGGGCTGGGGCAAGAGGATCGTATACAACTGAAAAGTTTTTGGATCGTTTAACTTTACGTTTGTTTAAAGAGTTGCCTACATGGGGACCGTTCTACAAAGTATTGCCCAAAGATCAGCTTTGGCAGCGAGCACAGATATATGCACGCCTAGCTAATGGTGGCCCCGTAGACGGTTCTTCGTGGCTTCCTTATTACAATCTTATTCGATTAGAAAAAGGTAACCCTGCTGTCAAAGCAGCGATGACGGCACAAGCAAAAGACTTTTCTTACATTTGGTCTTTGCTGCGAGATATCGAAGCGCCTGTTATCAGGAATATTTCTGGTGATGAAGTTCGAAGTCTTTATGATGCAGAACAACCTGTGGAGCCTCGTGGTATTAGAGACACCGGAGGAGATCTGTTAGAGATTGATCCCAGAAGGCGACCAGACGATCCCGATACCATCGACTTTTCCTATAGACGAGACTTCGAGGAAACACTCAAACTTAGTGATGAAGGCATCGACAAAGTTGTAGATCGCACCAGAGAACCGGGTGACGAAATGCAATATGGGGTACCCAATTCGATGAAGATTAGACATAACCAAGAAAGAGTTACGGTTCATTGGCACTTTAGAGAAATTCGACACGCACGACAAAACATTCTTGCTCTTGAAGAAGCAATACGGAAGCGCAAATTCGATGAAAAAGTAAGACGAGAAGATAAAAACTACGGGGAAGATGAGGTCAGTATTTTAGACGAAGCGACTGAAATAATGGACACAAATGTGTCCTTTGAAGCGCTTTCGAAAGCGAATGCCGAACGGTTACGTCTAACACTTAAAGCCAAAGAAGCAGCCCACGCTCTTTATATTAAGAACTATTTGTTTAGTCCACGTGCCCTAGCGCAAATGGCCGAAGTCCAAGGCAAACGGCTTATCGAAGACTTAATGAACGAAGTCTGGGAAACAATGCGGATACCAGAAGCACAACCAGATGCTCCAGCTTGGGCTTGGTCACAACTTGGCCTAGACGTATCGGAAGAAGCTTTACGTCAAGCTGGCGACATAATCGATATGTACGAACACGTTAGGTTCGATCATGCTTTAGGTCGGGAAATGGGTTTCACTGACTTTGAAGATCTCTTTCCGGTCGTGCCACCAGCGAGAGGGTTTGTTCGTGAGAGCGCAAATGATCTCATAGATTTTGCTGGGTTTGATCCCAATAGTCCTTACATGGAATTGATTGACCGCATTTCGGAAATGGATAAATTCCCTTGGCAAGCAGTCTTGGGGCTAGATGATGCATTAGTGGGGATGTTGGTTAAAACCTATGAACGCATCCCCCCTCTCGGTTTCAAAGAAGATATAGCTACAAATGTTATGCAGACAAGAACTGCTCCGTTCGATGATCCAGTTCCCGAAATGCTTAGTTCTACTGAAGCTCATTCTTTAGTCGCAGATCAAATAATAGAAGCTGCGATGGCTCCGTTGAATCCTGCGTTAGCTAAAGCTTTGCCATCTGCACCGTCAACAAAGACAGGGGTGCTAGCGAAAACTTTGTTCAGTAAATCAGGACCACTAGCAGGTCCGATGAATAGTCGTTTCGTTAGGTTGTTCTCTGAAAAAATTCCTCATGGAGTTATAAACGTCCATGACCGGAGCACAGTTGCTAGCCAACTCGACGTTATGTTCCGTGAATTAGGACGTATCAATCTTTTAGTGCCTCCCGGCATGAGTAGACGTGAGAGAAAAGCAACATTAAAAAATGCTCCCCCCGAGACACCTCGGCGTTTAGCTAGTGGTGAAGATTTTACGCTTCTTGATCTTGCGATTATGACTTACAAAGGTACGCCGGAAGCTCCGTGGCCTGTTCCTCGGGATCGGGTAGAAGCAGCGCAACGTGTCGATGATCTAATGATCGAGTTCCTTGATTCGTATGGGGATGAATTAGCAATCAAAATTGATCGTCTTAACGAAGCGGCTCTTAACGGTGCAATAAACGCAGTAACCCCCCACCCAATATTTAAAGATATTGATTGGGGAAGCGCCGGTGTTTCGGCTGCAATGAAAGGAATACTCCGAGGCGATATTGATGCAGCCAAACGTTTATTAGAAGATGCAGCAGAACACACAGAACGACGATACGGAAATAGTGATTTCACTGAAGTAGTAATCCCAGAATTAGGTGGAACGACATTCATTTATAAACCAATGTCTCCGTCCCAAATGCGGCAAACATTAGTGATGCCACGGTGGGACAAGTTCCAACGCCTTTTCCAAGTACTCCAAGGCGATATAAAAACTATTATCGGACCTAACGGAGAAAACCTTGATGTTTCAGTTAGTGCCAGAAATGCGATAGTTAGAGCGACACGTCGTGAAGCATTAACAATGTGGAAGCGTCACACACTGTTGACCCCACGTTGGCAAATGGTAGTTAACACAGATTCGCAATTACGCAATATCGCACATTTGGGGGCTGCGATGGCGTTGGGGCGTCTTGGTGGGTCATTCGATGAATTACGTGTTCGTTGGCTTCGTAAAGCTGGTGTAGATATAAACGCTGTGGTGGCTGACAAACTTGTCGAGCAGTTGCCGGATGGCTATATGGGGGCAGGTTGGGTTAAGCAAGTCGAGTTTTATAAACGATCACACGATGAAGGTGTGGTCGGATTTGAAAGAACAATAGAAGAGTTTGTAGCTGATGCGATTGGGGAAGAGTACGCAAATAAACGTGCGAATATAAGAACTCTTGCCATGACTGGATCAGGTTGGTTCTTTGGTGGTCCGGTAGGCGCTGCTGCTGCGGCTGGACTTTACACAGCATACAGCCGTGACAGTTTGGCGAAACTTGCACGTCGCCAATTGGCTGATACATATGGTGTGGCTTTGCGGGCAGAAGCGTTGGATCTGGTTGAACGTGCGAACAGGCTAGATATTTCGGAATTTATGCGGGCACAATATCCTGACCTTCCGCAGTATGCGCTTGACGAAGTAGCAGAGATAAAAGCTGAACATTGGTTAGTCAGAGATGAAGCGTGGAATAGTTGGATCAATGAAGCAGGCACTACAGAATCTTGGATGTACAGGCGACTGTTAGAAGATGAAGGGTTAATCAATGCAGGAGATATCGCTGCTCGTATAAATTGGCAGCTTATTCAAGAACTAGGTGCTAAAGCTAGAGGGGACACACCCTTTGGGCGGTATTTCATCGATCCAATGGTAACTCCAGCTTCTGACAAAGCTATGAGGAATATGCGTGCTTTCCGCGCTAGGCGAGATGGCGTCGACCGGAGCGGGGTTCCACTTCGTGGTGACAGAGTTAGTTGGGACGATATTGCTAATACTGAGGTATATAGCAGAAGCTCATATTTAACCCAACTTATTATCGAACATAGGTTCAATAAGCTTCAGGCGGTAAATGTGGACGGTTTGGACTTAATTGTTTGGCCGCCTATGCAAGGCTCATTGATGCCAGATATACAGTTCTTTATCCAAGCAGAAGATGTAACTCAGATACTTGATACACAAGGCTCATTAAAAAATCTGGCAGAACAGCTACAAACTACGATTAAAGATCGCAACGAAGTCGCTCGACTATTGGCTACCCGTGCCGAAATTGTAAATGACTATCAAACCAAAATTGTTGGTGATGCGAAATTAGATCCGAGCATGGGTAAACCAATTTCTATGCTCGAAGAAGCAGCAGAGATTCTAAACGAGTGGGGTTACGGGTCAACACAAGTTGGGTCCACACGTGTAGATAAAGCGTTCGGTAACACTCCGCAGCAACAAGAAATTTGGCGACGTGGAATATCAGCTAATCCAATGGCAAGAGCACAACTTGACGCTGAAGCCGATGTGCAAAGACGTTTCGAAAAATTCCAAGGCGCTCACCAATACGACATATTGAACCAATACGAAGAAGCTAATTTTTCTAAAGCGTATGACGATTTCTTAATTCGCCACGTGATTCCACAGGATCTCGATAAAACAAATCTTGCTCAACAATTGTGGGCGAAAGTATTTTCGGAAACAGAAAGAGTGGGGGGATATGATCCTAATGAAATTGTTAAGTGGATGCGTACTAATAATGTGGAAGAACTTCTTCCCGAAGCGTGGCACGGATTTGATCGAGGAGTTGGGGATGGGCTTTACGAATTAGCAGTAAAAATGGGGTACGAAGCAAACAGTATCTTGCCAAGTTCCATAGATGTTTTCGATGAAGCAAGACGATCCCTAATACAAGGCAACCCCATTTCGTGGAATGTTGAAGTAGCCGCTGGTATCAGAAAGTTAAACCAACGGCACGAAGATTTTTGGGCCTTATATAAGCAACTCGCTCAACAATATCGACAGGCGACAAGTTCTGTTTACACTCCGCAGGAATTTTTTGAGGACCTATACCAGAGACGGTTTGAAGGTCCACGGTGGATTGGTGATACCGATAATGTGCGTCAGTTGCGCCCATTTAATGAAACTGACGCAGGTCGCCAATGGCAACGGGTAATTGACTGGGACAGTATAAGACAAGATCTTCGTGGCCCCGGCACACTAGAAATTTTTGAACATTCATGGGTTGATGTTGTCGAAAAATCTCTCGGCAACGAATCTACGAATGTTCTGATTGCCCGTACTTTAAGCACAGACATAATCGAACAGATGCGAAGAACTGCTGTCTCTGAAGAGCGGGGTCCAAAGTTTCGTCACTTGGCAGGAACCGCAGTTCGGTCTGATCTTAGGGGTCAGTTTTCGTGGGCATCCAACGGTATCGGGGACTTCGGTAAAGTTGTTACCGATTCGTCGTTTATTGATGCCATGCAAAGCAAAAATATTATTGACCGGTACAAAGGTTTGCTTGACGGCATCTTCGAAAATCTGACAATGGTCGAAGATTATCTTTCACGAGGCACTCTTTACGAAAGCATTTACACACGTGAAATCTTTGAAAATCTTCAGCTATATCGCTTAGACGATATAGAAGGTGTCAACTATCGAATTAGCCCCGAGGCTCTCAAAGGTGTAGTTAACAGAACAAGAGCTAGCGCTCTTCAACAAACCAAAGATGTTCTTTACGATTTGGCTAACCGTTCAAAGTTTGAAGAATTAGTTGGAGAAATCTCCCCGTTCTTTGGTGCATGGCAAGAAGTGACAACACGATGGTTCGGTATAGCTGCTGAAAACCCAGTGTTTGTTTTCAGAATGTTGAAACTTTGGACTGTAGCAACAGCCGAAGATGAAAACGGACAAAGCATAATGATGGTCCAGTTACCTAATGTCTTTGATTACGAAATTGACGCAAAGTTCTTTGGTTCACACAAACTCTTTGGCAGTCTTTCTGTAGCTTCTAAAATGCCAGTCGATTTAAATCTACGTTCAGCTTCGTTAATCGGTGGCTTTGCGGGAACTGGGCCGATAGTTTCGTTTGCCGCAAGTGAACTTTCAATTCAGAACCCTGACATTTATGAGTCTCTCGATTTTCTGTTCCCTTACGGTTTAGTAGAGGGAGGCAATGTGTTGGAACGCTACGCTGCTGCCCATACACCTTCTTGGATAAAGAGCGCTGCATCAGTGGCCGGTCTTGACACTGATCGGAAAGCAGCGACAGCGGCGAGAGTGCTGCAAGATATTCTTGCCGAACAATACATACAAGGGAATCTTCTACCGAACACTGAAGCAGGAGCTAAACGACTACTCGATGAAGTAGAGCGCCGAACCAAAATGATTTACTCGATGAGGATGCTTCGGTCTTTGGCAATACCAGTTTCCTATCAACAACAGTCACCGTATTGGCCGATCCTTTCAGAGTTCTGGCGCACCGAAAAAGAATACGGTGCTGAGGTAGCTGATCTTTGGTTGATGGAAAACCATCCAGAACTCTGGGCAGCTACAGCACGGCGAACACTCGCTGATGGGGTCATAGCAGGGTCGCTTGAAGGACATCGTTACTACGAAGACCATAAAGCTATGGCTACGGAATACCCTGAATTAGGGGCATTTATAACTGGCGAAGTCGGTGCTATAGATGTGCAGTTCGCATACAACAAAGCTATTGCACAGATAGAACGACAAGAAGGCCGACGTGACACTCTCTCGCCTGAAGATTTCTTACATGAAGCGGGATCTAATAAAGGTTGGAGAGAGTACCGGGTGTTTCGCAATTCGTTAACCAATGAATTGAATAAGCGAATGCAAGCCGGTGGTTCGGGAAGTCTTAATGCACAATCAAACTTTGACTTGTGGACTCAGCGACGAAATTTTGTTACGGAACTATCTCGCAAAAATCCGATGTGGGCTAGTGAGTTTAATAAGATTGGTGACCCAATTACACAGAAGAAAATTTTGGAAGGCTTTAGATTAATAGTCGAAGATGAAGCATTTGCTTATCGTCCAGAGATTCCCCTTATCCAACGTTATTTACAGTTGCATGACGGGATAGCCCAAAGTCTTTTAGCACGAGCCGAAGCCACCGGTAATCGCTCATATTTGAGACTTTCTTACACAAGGAATCAAGATCTTTCACGTCAATGGGAGATCGGGCTTTTGCAACTTTTGACATTCCCAGACTTTGGAAATGTATACGACAGGTATTTTAGTAATATTGAAAGTGTGAATACTTCCAATCTTTCTCAATTTGCGCCTGCGACATTAAGGACAGGTAACTAATGTCATTACAACAAGTATTTGACTGGATTAAAGATCTTATTGACGATCCTGACCAGAATTGGAAGCAAGAACTTTGGGAAGGCGGAATGAACTCGACGTCTGCTGGTCAAACAGTTCAGACCCTTCTGGATTATTTCGAGGAAAATATTTATCCGTGGTGGCAAGAACAGAGAAATACGCAGCCTACACCCCAGACGGAAGAAGTGTCAGATGACTCGTCGTTAGCTGCGATAGAACAAGCAACTGATCCTCAGCCAGAAGAACCGGGAGGAAGAGAACCAGCCGATATTCAGGAATGGCTTGAAAACCGAGTTCTTGATGGTCAGTTGACTCCCGAAGACGCACAAGCTCTATTGATGGGCGCTGTGCCGCCAGCTAGTCCCCCTCGAAATGAGGCTTTAATTACTGATATAGAGTTTGTTAATCAGCCGGGAGGGGGAGATGTTGTCACAACTGGCTTTGATCCCCTTGGTCGTAGCGGTTCCATGATTATGCAGGGTGTTGTCCCAGCAGGCACACTTGGGTTAAAAGATGAACCATACTTTGGTGTTTTTGCACCGGGATTCAGTCTCGAAAGTGATGAACTGATGATCGGAACGGCAACCAAAGTAGATAGAGACATGGAACAAAAAGGTTTCGAGTTTCGTCGAATGGTTGAAGAAGACCGACCGTTCACTATTAAAGATGGATTGAATCTTTACGATCAACAATCTCCCAGAGCACAAAGATTGATTGCTGAAAGTCTTGTGCCAACGATGATGAAAGATCCTAATTTAAGGAAACTAATAATGAATACCCCGGAGTTGATATACGACCGGGATTCTGTATTCATTGCATTATCAACTATCCAAGAAGATGCTGCTCTTCAAGCAAGTTTGTTGAAAGATCACCCAATGTCCACTGGGTTTGAAACCCTAGATATGATTCCGGCTTTGACGGAAGCAGAGCTTGGATTTGAAGACCCTTGGCAATCGGGACAATTCGGTAAGAATCGTCAAGCTATGTCAATGAAAGATCTAACAGATTATTTGTTTGATGAAGCTGTTGCTTTAGGTGCGGTAAAAACTGTCACGAAAGAATACAGTGATGCTCTTGCGGAAAGCGTTTACCGAGAGTTGACTGGTCGTGCCCCGGATGAAGCTTTCTTTGTGTTAGCAGATACGTGGACCAGAGAAGTTCAAATGGATAAAGGAATGTCTGGGCAAGGTCAGCCATCGCAAGCAGAATATTCAGCGAAATATATAAGCGAAATCGAAAACGAGTACGCAGATGAAATTGCTAAAACTAATGAAAGAACTGCACGGTCTTCTTTGCTGAGAGCTATGCAAAGGTAGCTAATGCCAAAAGTACTTGTCACGCCAGAAGAAATACTCGAAGCAGTTTCCACTATCGAGGGGATATACTCCAACGAACCAGTACATCTTATAGCTATAGCTTCTCTTGAATCAGACAATTTTCTGGATGTCGAGAACTATGATTTTGACGAAAAATATTTTAGAAGAACTGGGGAAAGCCGAGGGTTAAAACGTCCGAACGCAGTAGATAGATCTTACGGGATATGGCAAATTAACTTTCTTCCCGAGTATGGCGCAGGAAGAGCGGCAACAATTAACAGAATAATGGGGGGAGAATATTTAAAAACTGAAAGAATCCGGGGAGTAAATCCAGATACAGGCAAATCGTTTGATTTCGATCTAGTTACTCAACAATCGTTGCAAGAGTTTTTCAGCCCGAAACATGGTAAAGAAGAGTTGTTTAGACGTAATCTAATTGCTCTTTCTTCTGTGTGGAGTCCCGGCGATGATTATAGTGACTGGGCCACTCACCCTGATTACAAAGATATCCCAGAAGCAGACCGCGAGGCACGGGATGAAAGATATGAAGCTGCACATGCACTTGCCAAAGAACTGTACGAAAAAATAAATCCTCCTTATGTTCCTTCGGCAGAATATTTAGAGTTAGAAAAACAATTCTTAGAAGCTGAAACCGAGGACGAAAGAAACCGCATTAGATCTTTAATGGGTGAGGAATACAATCGCCGCAAAGAAGAGCCTTTTGAGTTTATCAACCGTGAAGATCGTCCTCTAATAAACCGTGAAACTACCCCTAAGTTGTACGATCAAGATCGAGAAGTTTATCTTGGCGAACATGCGTTAGGCGAAGGCATCCCTATACAACTAGCAAGTAAGAGAACTAATATGGCTACAGACCCTGAAGGCTTAGTGCCTCCTGAATATAAAGACAAAGTGGCGGCTGGCATTTGGGGTTGGATTGGCAACAACGATGCTTTGACTATCGATGGTGTTCACATAATCGATATCATTACTGACCCAGAACAATACGGTAAGTTGACACCGGGTACTGCTGAATACGATGAATGGGTATTCGGTTTACTTGCTCAAACAGAGTATTACCAAAACAATTGGGAAGACCGTGCGGAACGGGATCTTGAATGGTATACCGAAGGGCAACACGAAGCATGGTCAGAACGACGCCGTAGCCTAGTTGAAACAGAATTAGAGTTAATTGAAGGGTTTATAGCTGAAGCACAGCTTGATTGGACTGACGATCAAATTTTACAAGCAGCAAAATTTGCGTGGCTCAATGGTTGGGACGTAAACGATATACGTGAGTTCCTTATTTCAGGGGAACTTGGAGATGAATCGTTTACTGGAGATTTAATCGACTTTGATGATGAAGCTATACCGGGGACTCTTCAAAATATTGGGCGTCACGAAATCACAAAAACGTATAATGACTATTTTGTTGAACCAACTGAAAGAGACATTGAAGATTGGGCAACTCAGATGTTCTTGTCGAAAGACGGTGGCGACACAGAGTTAGAACAGTTAAAAGATTTCTTGCGCGAACAAGCTGCTGATTTATATCCGGGTCACGCTGACCGGATTCTTGCTGGCCGTACACCTTTAGCAATATTGGGTGCTTACGAAACAGTTTTCCAATCAGTTATGGGTTATAAACCACAGTGGGTAGGGCAACACAGAGAATTAGCAGTTGATGTTCTTGGTCGCAATGACACGGCGACAGGGTTTGCTAGGTATTTACGAGGGACAGAAGAATACGATGGAACTACTAATGCCGTTAATAAAGCGTTTAGGACAGTTAGTGATTTGAATCGGTTAATGACAGGAGTCGGCTGATGGCTTTTATAGACCCAGAGTTTTATGGGGGCAGTACACTCCAAGAAGAAATCAATAAGCGACGTGACCGAGCTAGACGACAAGCTGGTGCTGGTGTCGATATGGAATCCGCCCTTGGGGTTCCTATAACTAGTGGTATAACTCCTCCGTCTAATACCGGCTCTAACGGTTCCGATGGTTCCGATGAAAATGATGGTACTGATGATGATCCATCGCCAATGGATTGGGAAGCTATACGTCTGACTTGCGAAAGAGATGGCGGGACGTTTCATTGGGATGAGGAAACACAAACAGGATGGTGCCAAACTAAATCTGGCGGAGGGGACGACGGCGACAATGGCGACGACGGTGGGATAGGTGATTGGATTGGCTACCAAAAAGAATTAAGCCAAATGAGTGCTCGTGCCACTATCGAAGGATACTTGGGACGGTTCGGTCTTAAGGGTCTTGGCGATTGGGTACACCAAAACATCACTGATGGTGTAAGCGCTGAAGGAATGCTTACTCAACTGCGTTACGGGCAATCAAATGTTCCTCAATATCTTGAAGATGGAACACGAAACCCTCTTTATGTGCCACCAAATGTTAGAGACACCTATGACAATAGGTTCCCCGGAATGCTAATGCGTAGAGATAACCGTTTAGCTCCTATAACTGAAGCAGATTACATAGATTTGGAACGTGGTTATTACCAAATAGCTTCAGCAGCAGGGTTACCTTCTACCTTTTTAGATTCACAAGCATTCCCTATGGATGGGAAAATGCAAACAGGTGTGACACAACTCATTGGACATGATGTTTCCTTAGCAGAATGGCGGACTCGGGTAACGGCAGCGGAAGAAGCTAGCCGAACAGCTAACGCTCCAGTACGTGACATACTTGTTAAAGAGTACAAATTTACAGAAGGCGACATTACAGCGGCTTTCTTAGACCCCGCTGCTGCTATCAGTATTGTTGAAGCTAGACGTAACCTTGGAGCCGCTGGTTTGATGGCAGAATCAGGTCGTGTACTGGGCACAAGTCAAAGATTTAATAGAAATTTGTCTGATGTTTTACAAGAAATGGATGTGCAAAGACGAGAAATCGCAGCACGTACCTCACCAATTGCTGGGTTGTCTAAAGGTATCTTTAGTTCTGAAGGGCTAAGCGGCACCCAATTGGGTGAAGCAGCATTCGGAATTAACACAGATAGCCAAACAAAGATGCGTCGTGAGCGAGAACGTCGGGAACGACAATTCGCTGGACGAACAAATACCCTTGCTTCAGGTCAAGGTATGCGTGGTATAACCACTACCAGTACTTGACATAAAGATTCTTTGCATTTAATCTATTATCTGTTGGCCCCGGAAGGGTGAGCTAACAATACGACTTCCACCCGAGGTTCCACCGACGAGGGTGTGTACAGATAGGTGAGTGACATATGACAGATTCCGACTCCACTGGTTACAGTGATGCAGGTTCTGACAGTTCAACTGAATCGAAACCTAATTGGCGACGTGATTTAGAAAATCGTTTAAAGGACGCTGAAGCGAGAGCAACAGCAGCCGAAAAACGTGCTTCTTCCTATGAACGTCAAGATACTTTCCGTTCTGCGGGAATTGATCTTAGCGATCCACGTGCTAAGTATTTCGTGAAAGGTTATGAGGGAGAACTCGATGTGGAAGCTATCCGTATGGAAGCTGAAGCTGCCGGGTTCATAGGTGCTGATGCACCACCAATTAACTCAGCAGTTTCTGACGATACGTTAGTAGCTGAACAACGAATACAAGCAGCCGGTGAGGGTGGAGATCCAGTGTCACCTATAGATCTAGAAGCTCGTATTAAAGCGACAACAAATGCAGACGAGTTGCGTGCTTTGATGGAGTCTGAAGGCGTTCTTTGGGGAGCTACTCAGTAATCTGTAACTCTTAACTATTGGAGTCCCTACTAAGGACTTCAAGAGTGGCAACACCTACAGTAACAACCGCAACGCTTGACGATCAGGTAAAAACGGCGTTCGATCAGGTTGCGTATTTCGCTTTGCGTTCGCAACCGTTGTTCGAAATGATCGCTGATGTCAGGTCAACAGCCCAGAGCCATAACGGTTCGGGCGTACAATTCACGTTCTACGCTGACATGGCGCAGGCAACTACAGCACTCACTGAAGCTGCCGATGTAACTGCTGTTGCATTGACAGATAGTGCAGTAACCGTAACTCTTGCTGAGTACGGTAACGCTGTTATCACCAGCGCTAAGGTCCGTGGAACCTCATTCCTGAACGTAGATGCTGATGCGGCCAACATTGTTGGCTACAACATGGCTGATTCGCTCGACAAAATCGTTTCCGACGTAGTAAACGCCGGTACAAACGTAACGCATGTCGGCCAAACAAGCCGTGGTGCCATCACAGCTACAGACCTTTATACCGCTGCTGAAGGCCGTAAAGCTGTTGCACAGCTTCGTGGACGTAACGCTCCGGGTTGGACAAACGGTAACTACATGGCGATTATTCACCCTGATGTTTCCTACGATCTTCGTGGAGACACAGCGGTAACTGACGTCATCCAGTACCAGCTATACCAAGAAGGTGCACCGATCCGTGCAGGTTCAATCGGTACCTTCAATGGCATCGAATACATTGAAAACCCCCGTGCAGGTCTAATTGCCGACGGTGGTTCAAGTACTGTCGATGTTTATCAAACCCTAATTGTTGGGCGTCAGTTCGCTGCTAAAGCGTTCTCCCGTGCAGCAGGGTTTGGTCCTGACCCAAGCATTGTTGTTGGTCCTGTGACTGACACTCTGCGTCGGTTCAACCCAATCGGTTGGTACCACCTCGTTGGATATGGCCTCTTCCGTCAGGAATGTGGACAACGTGTGGAATCAGCTTCCAGCATCGGAGATAACTAATAGTTAGCTCCTCATAGGAGTGGGGGGCCGGGTTTTCCCCCTTTCCCCGGTCCCCCGCACTCCTCTGCTATCATTCAAATCATGCCTATCGTTAAAGGAAAGAAGTATCCTTATACCCCTAAAGGTAAAAAGGCTGCTGCTGCCGCAAGAAAGAAAAAGAATGCAAAAACCAAACGGTGATGTAACGATCAGGCCAAAGCCGATCCAAGGAACAGGTACTGCTAATGGCTAGTGGTCTTTACGTTGAGACTTTCGAAGCTGCGTTTAAGAACGATCTCGCACTTGACATGGACAATGACACATTTAAGTGCATGTTGGTCAACGCTTCTTACACACCAAACTTTGAAACTCACACAAACAAATCAGATGTAACAAACGAAATTTCGGGTACCGGATACACAGCCGGTGGCGAAACTCTTACCAGTGTGGCAATGACCAGTAGTTCTGATGGGACAGGCACAATCAAATGGGATGCAGATGACGTATCGTGGACTGCTTCCACGTTGTCAGCGGTACGAGCCGGAGTTATCTATGATGACACGGTGACGAACGACCGTTTAATTGCATACATAGATTTTGGGGGAGATTTCAGCACAACGTCAGGCACATTCCAAATACAGTGGAATGCGTCTGGTATTTTCACTCTTGATTTGGTTCCATAGGAGCAATAATGCCAAGTTCAAACTATCCAACCTCTCTTGACACAACCTCAACGCAGGTAACTCCAGCGTCTACTACTGACTTGGATGCGTCAGGGTACGAACACGATCAAGTGCATGGTGCTGCTTCTACTGCTTTAATTGCTTTAGAAACAAAGCTCGGTATTAGTGCTGCTCCTGCTGCTTCTGCTAGTGCGAACGCTTTTCTGGAGCATTCGAGTGGCGGCACAACTGCGTGGACTAACACTTTAACTGGTTCAACGATTGCTGGCACCACTCTTTCTGGTGCCGTTGTTGGTGCAGATCAGATCATGTCGGCAGTAGTTCACAAGGATTATGCCGAAACGGTGTACGCCGGTGGGAACACAAGTACCGCAGTTACTCTCGATGAAACTAACGGCAACACTCAGACGTGGACGATGACAGGTAACTGTACGTTTACGATGCCTTCGGGTGCTGGGTTGCAGGCTGGTACTGCGTTGACATTGATTCTTACGCAGGATGGTACGGGTTCTCGTACTGGTGCGTTTACTAGTGTGAAGTGGGCTGGTGCTACTGCTCCGACGTTGACGACTACTGCGACTACGGGTGTCGATATTCTTACGTTCATTACTTTTAATGGTGGTAGCTCTCCGGTTTGGTATGGGTTTGTCGCTGGGGCGGATATGTCGTAATGCCATTTGGGGCCGGTAAGGTAGCTTTACTTGGTGCCGCCGGTTCAGGTGGCGGTTCTGCCGGAAATTTTGAATACATCAGTCATGTCACGGGTGATAACACAACTGCTGATTATTCGTTTACTAGTTTGCCGACAGATTACAAAACACTTCGTATTGTGATACAAGCGAGAAATACAAGTACTCAGTGGCGACCGATTATCAGAATTAATGCTGATTCAACGAGTAATTATCGGGTGGCCCAAATGATAGGGGACAACGCTAACTACACCGGTTCGCAGCAAACTTCTTTGTCTGGTGTCTTTATGAACATCGTACCAGTTAATAGCCGTTCTTATACAGCTACGATTGATTTCCCAGAATATAACAGTACGGCTATGGTTTGCCCTGTTTTGTTGCAAATTGGGCAATCAACAAATACCACTGGTAGCGGCGAAGGCCCGATAACAATTCAATCGGGTGCTTTATTTAATGGTTCAGCAGCTATCTCACAAATCAATCTTGTCGAAGCGTCTGGTTACAATTTGTCAACAGGTTCGACTGTAGCTTTGTTTGGGTTAAAGGAGTAGGTTCAAATGGCTCTTGAATATGTAGCTTCAACCGGTACTCCTGCTGGTTCGTTTTTAGAAATAGATAACATCCCGAATACTTACAACAGTTTGCAGATTACGGGAGCGATAAGTTGCACCGGCACAACTGTCGGGGACTGCTATTTCCGATTCAATGACGTAACAAATTCATCTTATGGCTGGATGTATGGTGGGTATAGAGACAATAGTTCTAGCAGTACTTCGTATACGAAGAATAGCGAAGGGCATTTTGGAAGATTGCCAGATGACGACATGAACGTCGGCTTTGTATATGCGCCAGTTTATATAGAAATTTTTGCTTACCGTGGGGACCAACCCGGACACTTAGGTTGGTACTCTTTGTCAAGCTATGCAGATAGTTCTTCGTCAAGCCAATGCCAATTTTTTACAGGCTTTT